CAATCCTTGACCTTTGCTGAGACTGAAGATGTCGCAAAACTGGCTCCCTGATATACAGACTCATCAATAACATAGTTGCCCGAACCTGATTCTAGTGTAAGCTGAATGGTATATGCTCCTTGTTTCTCGATTTCATCCACGTCATGAATACCTGTGTCGAAGTCTTCTTGGCTGTACAGGAATATCTCGCAGCGCAGTTCATACATATAGGGATTGCGATTACCTAGTGAGAAGAATAGTAGTTCCTCTTCCACGAACTTGATCTCAAATATCTTTCTCATGACGGGCACATACACCAGATCGCCTTCCCGAGGTCGTGTTCGGACCGAAGCCGGTGTGTATTTCTCAAATGCTCTGCGTGGCAATACAAAGTTGGAGGTTTCTCTTATCTCCATACCAAACTTGGAAAAGAAATCTCCGTCACCCTCAAATCCCTCGACATTGGCAATGAACATTTCCATTGTATATGCGCGAGTGAACTTCGACACCGGATCTTCACCAAATAGGAGATCGACAGCATCATAGGATTCCCTCGGCAGATATTGACATGCATGGCCGTATATCTGCACGGACTCACCAATGAGATCCTCAAGGACCCTCTGTTCATTGATTACAGCCGGAGAGTATGAGTTGAAGTAATGATTCGTCCCCACTACATTTGCTCCGGTCTTAGATATTTGTAACTACCGTCTTCCATGTAAACTTTCTTTCTGCCTAGTTTGGATAATCCAACCTTCTTTCGGTTTTCTTCACTGGCCATGGCATTATTGATACCTGTGCCTTTGCCCCTTCTTGCTTTGGACATATTCTTTTTGTGTTCTTTTGCCTTTGGTTTACCTAGACTGGCTTTTGATATCTTCTGTTTAGCTTCCTCGGTATGGGAATATGTCCAACCAGTTGGATAAACATAACCATCAGGTCTAGTGGCGCAGTTCTTTTTCCATTCATTCTGTTCTGTTTCGGATAGATTGTTCCACCACTTCTTCATACCCGTTTTCGTGCTAGCCGAAACTTTTTTTCTGTAGTCCGGATCTTCATATCTCTTTAGAATATTTCGGCGATGTTTTTCCCGTGTTTTTTCGGAGATAACTCGGCCCCATGATCCTTCTCCACCATCAGTCTCGTTATATCCGTCGATCTTGGTATTCAACTTCTTTATCCAGTCTTGTTCTTTTTGAAGGAGTTCGGGATATGAACTGGCCTCATCTAATACTTCAAGCACGAATGAGTCTTTGCCGTACTTTGCTATGGCTTTGTGGATGGTTTGGCCATTCTTGCCTGCCATTCCAACATGTTTACCAAATCTGTATTCGGGTGTTTTTGTAGTTTGTCCGATATACTTCTTTCCGTTTACTTTGTTTGTAATACAGTAAATATACATGAGAATTCTCCTTGTATCGTTTACTGTATTTATAAAACTTAGTACCTCTGGAGTTTCTAGTCGGTTTACCCTACGAGAAAAATTGGCGGAATTTCGTAGGTTTTCCTAATCGATTCCTCCAGTTGCGTAATCTCTGTCTGTGCTTCCTCGAATATCTGTTGGCCGTTCATCTGGATACCGCCAGGTAGTTGCATACCCTGAAACTTCTTGAGATTATTTCCCCATTGTCGCTTGATATATGCTGTGGCCAGTGATTTGAGCATCCTATCATTATATACATCCGTATATACATCCGGATCAACCACGATAAAGCCCTCACAAATCACATATTCACCCACCTCCACATCACTACTCCAGTCCCAATCGATATAGAGTTTGTTGGTATGTCGATTATAACGGATAGGCTGTTCGCCCGAGAATAGGAGGTCCATTGTCCGAATGTGCTGTTGAGTCAGGACATAATTGACATAGGATGTTGATGTGAAATCATACAAATCATGGAGTCGGAGCTGATATCTTAGGTCAAACATATTGACAGAAGCATTGGTCGAACCTAATGGAAAGATTCGAGTGATGCCTACCATATTATCCGAGATTGTAAGGTACTTGTTGGTGATATCATCCGCTGTGATTTGATGTGCTGTATACCATCTTTCAACACCATCATAGTGGAAATCACGGAAATACTGGAAGGCCTCGTCAATCCGGTCTTCTACTTGGTCGTCATCCACGTTTATGGAAATGACCGGATGACCAAGTTGACGAAGACACCAAGATATTAGATTTGCTCTGGAAGCTGGAATTGACATATGGATTACCCTATCTAATAGTTCAAGTATTTATATGAATAGGCAACCTAAGGCAATTAAACGAAGGGACCTTTTAGTTCAAAGGATACTCCAGAACATGCATCTCCTCCTGCACCTGAGACTGCGGTATTTGTACCGGCTGTAATACTATATGCATGAGATGAGTGTTTACCACTTCGGTTGGCTACCGTCAAAATTCCTGTCCCTGACCATGCAGGCACATTACCCGATACCGAAGCTTGGCCAAAAACTGCAAATCCATTAGTAGGTATTACTGGAGATAAATCACCATTTCCTGTTGTTACACTGTAACCAGCCGCACTCCTAAGTCCGCGCACCCTATATAGAGCATATCCATACCCGTCCCAAGTATCGCTATAATTTGTCAGGGTATGAACTATTGTTCCTGTTGTTCCTGTAGGTACAAGAGCTATATAAACGGCTGAAAAGGTTGTATCGGAGCCGTCTGAGTTCTGAGGAAATGTTAGTCGAGTTGCTGATACTCCACCAATGGTCGCAGAGGGTGTGTAAGAAGTTTCTGTTCCTTCGTCATGACCAGTAACGACAAGAATCAAATATCTATCTGGTGCTTCATCTCCGAAAACCACACTAGTAAGTGTCCATACACTGCCATTTACGGCGCCATCCGCATCCTCGTCGACGAGCGAGAATTCATTAACACCGCCCCCAGCTCCAAATCCAATCAGGTTGTTAACGTGTAACATTAGAGCATTGCCTTGAGGGCCGCACGGAACTGATTTGCAGTGATCGGTGCCTTGCTTTCCAGTGCGCGAACGCGGTTCTCGTGGTTGAACATCACCTTGAATGTAAGTGCATCAACACGATCAATCTTGGCTTCGGCATCATCATCCAGTTCACCCGCAGTCTTATCGCGAACTGTCCAGACATTACGGCGAATTTCAAGGCCGTGATCTTCCTCGACCACAGGTCCACTGCGGACTTGAGTGGTTGAATCGTATGCAGGATCAACCTTTTCGACAGTATAAAACTTCAACTGAGGCTTGTTGGGAAGAACTGGATTCTCAGCGAATTCCTTTTCTTCGACAAACACACCATCACGATATATTGCAAATCTAGTCATATTAGTCGTCCTTTGCAGCGTCAGTGGTGTAATGGATCTTGACACCAAGGAGGTAAGCATCGACCGCAAGAGTATCGCCCGTGTCTGCATAGTCGCGCGTTACCTGATACATGACATATTCTTCTGCGCCGGGAGAGCCGTCAACCGTGATTGCGGGAGTCTCGGAGGTAATGTAGATAGTATTTGCAGTGCCGCCGGTGTCGTCAATCTCCTGTAGGGTGCCGAAGGCAGTATTGGCTGCGTTGCCATCGGCAAAAGCCACAGCTGCCAGCTCCCATGACACGCCGAAATTGGAGGCTGCCGTCGGATGCGTCCAGACGAATTGTGCATAGAGTGAACCCTCATCCCATCCCTTAGGCATTTGGATACCGAACTGTGCGCCTTCTTTAGTCGAAGAATCGAATGCGAGATAGGAAAGCATCACGTTGGCTGTAGTGACCTGTAACGAGCCGGACGCAGCGCCGAGCGTCGTGCGCGGTGTCATCGCTCCGGCTGGTACCCATATTGTTTGCTGTCCAACCATTGCTGCATTACTGGCTGCACCTACAGCCGTCGCATATGTATTGCCTGATGTACCTACAGATGTCGCATAGGTATTGCCTGATGTACCAACGGAAGTTGCATATGTATTACCGGATGTTCCAACAGCGGTTGCATAGGTATTGCCTGATGTACCTACAGATGTCGCATATGTATTGCCTGATGTTCCAACGGTAACAGCATAAGCATTACCTGATGTACCTACAGCCGTTGCATAGACATTGCCTGATGTTCCAACAGCACTTATTTTAGGTACAATATCTGTACCAGCAACAGTAAGACTTGTTGTGATATTGGCTGTGCCTATGACATGGAGACTGGATGTTGGAGTTGCAGTGCCTATACCGACAGAATTGGTATCTGTATTGGCCACAAGAACATTATTATTGGTTTCTAGTCCATGACGGACAATGAAGTTTTTATTGGCCATTGGTTCCCTTTCCCCGATGCCTTCTATGTGTATTTAGTAAACGGAATATTTTACTTTCCTGTTACAGTTGGTTTTGGATATTTTGCTTTTATAGCATTAATAATATCCAACATAGCTTGATATTCAGGTGATCCAACACCTTTCCATAAAGCATCTAGTTGAGATTCTATTGAAGGATATTCTGCCACTCGCGCAGCATAGTAATCGGTCTCATCTGGTTTTACTATTTCTTCTTTTGTTACTTCGGTTGAATCCTTGATAGCAATCCACTCAGCGTCTTTAGCTTGGATTTCAGCAACTAGTTTTGCTTCTATTTCTTCAACATATTCTTGTGGTGCTCTATCTACTGGAACATAAGCTTTCCACTCATAGACAACATTATCTATGGTTACTTCCACATAAGCTACAATACGATCTTCTTTACCACCTGGAGTATAGAGTGATTTTACTTCAACTGTCATTTGTTTTTCCTAGCCACTTATTGTTGTTTAAATACCAGTTATTTACTTGCTTGATCCGATCCTGAAATGATATCTTTGGTTCCCATCCAAGAGACTTCATCAGACCACCATCTAGAGCATATCTAAGATCGTGACCAGGTCTGGCTGAGTGAAAATCAACCATTTCATATCTCAAATCTTTATTCTGATTCTGTGCTACCATTCTAGCAAGCGTCAGATTATCTATTTCTTCCTTACCAACAATATTGAACTTCGGACAAGTTGCATTACCGAAATCGGGTTCTATTGTTGGTTTGTTCTGCACCAGAAAATATACAGCATCAGCTACATCAGAAGCATGGATATAAAATCTACTGCCGGCCCTAGTCTTTGTCTTGTCAGAATGGATCAAGACTTGTTGATCCTGATTTATCTTTCTGATACACATCGGTATAAACTTCTCAGGAGTTTGTCTTTCTCCGAATACATTCATAGTGTGGGTTATCATTATTGGCAGCTTATAGGTATTCTCATATGCTATACATAGTTCTTCTGCACCAGCTTTTGTTGCAGAGTAAGGATTGGAAGAGTTATATCTGTCCCATTCCTTATACTTGATACCGTCTGGTGCAGGACCGAATACTTCATCCGTGCTAAAGTATAGAAACGATTCTAGATTGTTTAATCGTTTAGCATATTCCAGAATGTTTGCCGTACCGACAATATTATCTTGTATGAACTCTAGTGGATGTGTAATCGATCTATCCACATGCGAGCCAGCCGCAACGTGAAGTATTATATTCACAACACCTAGAAAATGACCTACATGAGGATTGATATCCGCTTTGAGGTCATGGAAAATCAGTTTTACTCGCTTCTTTTGCTCTGGTGTATAGTGATCCAGAATCTCATGGAGTCTATTTTGGTTACCCGAGTAATCGAGTCGATCCAAACTTATTATATTCCAATCAGTTTTTTCCACCAGTAGATTTATGATATGGTGACCAATAAATCCACATCCACCTGTAATCAACACATTCTTTGTCATAATGTCTCATCCTTTATTTTATAATATACCAGATATCCTGTTGAGTTGTTTTGATATCTTTAGCCACACTAGCCGCAAACTCATTAGCCGCTTTGTTCACTGGTTGAATCCTAGCATAGTCGTGACCAAATAGGAATCCACCCTTTTTCAGTTTAGGATAATAGTTCTTACAATCCTTCAATAACTGGTTATAAGTATGTTCTCCATCAATGAATATAAAATCTACAGATTCATCATCAAATCTATCAGGAACATCATCTGATTTTTCTCTGATAAGATTGAATCTATCTCCAAAAGGTTCTACTCTCTTGAGAAAATCAACCAGTGTTTTTGGACTATTAATGATTTTACCATCCCAATCTGTATATATCTGATAAGGATCGATACCAAACAGCGTCAAATCTTCTCTAGTATTTAGTAAGTATTCTGTAGTAATACCTTCGGCTGTACCTATCTCAATACCTATTGGATTCTTTATATCCTTGATCAGTTCGGGTATACCTTTACCAGGCAACCATTCTTCTTGTATCTTTGGATTGTTATCTCCACCTGGCAGTCTAGATACCCAGCGATGATCAATAAACTTCTTGTCATCCAGTGTTAGTTCACCAGTTGGCTTTATGTTCGTATAGTATTTAGTTAGATCGACGCTAGGATGTGCTGTATATTTACCAGTTGCTAGGTCCATATGCAGACATTGAACATCTGTGTTAACCAGCAGTTTCACGCCCATTTTGCGAATACGATACACGAAAAAGTTATCTTCACCAATGAATGGAATATCTTCTATTTCATTCGCAATACAACAGAATGGTAACTCCGGTTCCTCAGTCTTTAGTTTTCTGAGTATTTCCACTGGAATCAACATAATATCCATTCCAGTTTGCCAAGCTTCAAGTAGCTGACCAGGATC